CGTACTTCGCCGTGGCGGGCGCTTCCCGTTCCAGCGCGTTGGCGAGGTTCTTCTTCGGCGCGTTACCCGCGGACCCGTATTCGTTCATCGTGCCCAGCGAGCCGGCCATCTTGTCGTAGCCGATCTCAGCTTCCAGTCCATCGACGTCGTAGTTGATGAAGTTCCCCGCATCGGACTTGCCCTTGTAGGACGACTCCACGGTGTCGCGCGCGTCGTTCTTGATGTTCAACGCGCCCTTCTCCACCACTTTGGAGATGGCGGCGTCGGTGGCCGCGCTGACGCGCTGCAACTCGGCGGCGAACTCGCCCGGTGACATCGTCATTGGATCTCCTCCACGATCAACGCCTGTGCCGTCGTCGTGGTCGCATCCACTTCGCCGACGACGTGAAACGTTCGCGAGTCACACGACACGACATCCCCCACCGCCGCCGCATACGACCCGTGCGGCAGGAGGAGCTGGTAGCGGTAGGTGGGCTGCTCAGCTTCACCGGCCTGCAACTCCCGCACCGACGCCGCCCCCGCCGTCGAGCCACGCAGGCGGCACTTCCCCGCATACAACTGGCTGATGGTGGTCGAATAGTCGCCGGTGGTGGTGTTCAGTGCGCCGTTGGTGACGCGGGTGATGACACACGCATCCGTCATCAACGCCTCGTGGCGAGCCCGCGCTCGGGCAACCAGCCCCGCGACGGCCATGTCAGGCCCGACCCGGCTTCGCCGCGACCGGAACGATCGACCCCAACCGCTGCTTGTACTTCCGCAGGATGCGGGTGTGGTTGTCGCTCAACCCGACATCAGCGGTCGCGTACTGCACCCGGTAGTCGTCGATGGATTCCGCGGTCACGCCCGGTGAGCGGGAGTACAACTGTCCCGCCAGATCCAGTGCGACGGCGGTGATGTCGTTGGGGACGGTGGCGTACCCGGCGGTGTAGACCACCGTGGCCTGCCACTCGTCCTCGTTGTCCGGGGACCAGCCGTCGAGCGCGATCGTGTCGCTGTAGCCGTCCCAGTCCCACTCAGTGCCCGACGTCAACGCCGTCCCCTCCACGGTGACGGAGGTGACGGCGGTGACGGGGCGCTGCGGTAGCCGGATCGTGCACGCCGCGGAGATCGGCAGCAGATGCGTGTACGTCGCGGTCTCGATCAACTGGTTGGTGTAGCCGGTGATGATGCCGGTGGCCATCGTGCGTACGACGGTGGCGGTGGCGGTGTCAATGTCTTGCTGCAGGTACGCGGCCAGGTCGGTCAAGGTGAACAGCGCCATTACGTACCGCCCTTTCAGGTCGTGGGTCGAGCCGTGGTGCCGGTCGCCTTCGGCGTCAGGCCGTTGTCGTAGTCGTCTTGGTCGTACTCCGGCGAGTAGCCGCCACCGGGACGGGTCGTGGTGCCGCCGGCGGGTCGGGTCGTCATCGGTCCTCCCGCTCCTTGATCAGGGCACGCATAGCGTCCGGGGTGAACTTCGCCGCCCGGTACCGGTTCGCCAACGCCTCATTCGCCGGAGTCAACCGCTGGTTGCGCCCTTGCGGCGGATGCCACAAGTGCCACAACACGCCCGGCTGCCGCCGCGGATACCGTCCCGTCAACGCGTACAGCGCGCACCCGAGGGAGAAGTCCTCCCCTCCCCACCCGGTGAACCTGGGATCGAACCCGCCCACCTCACACCACAAGTCACGAGTGACAGCCACGATCCCGCCACCGGCGAGGAGCTGGTGGGTGCCTTCGCGGGGTAGCCGCGGGTCCGGGTCGTCGCACGGGTCCGATGCGCGCACGAGGTCGGATGCGTCGGGGGTGAGCCGGTGCACGGTCTTGGCCGGCACCGCATACCCCTCCCGCTTCGCAGCCTCGACGGTCTGCGCGAGTGCGCCGCGAGTGACTAGACAGTCGGCGTCGGCGATGACCAGCACGTCGGCGTCGACGTCGGCGGCCTTCGCGAACGCGTCGGCCTTCACCCACGTCTTACGCCGCGTCACCCCGATGGTCACGGGGTACTGGTGCGCCCGGTAGCGGGCCACCACCCAGTCACGGTTCGCCAACCGGGTCGCATCATCGTGGGACGAGTGTCCGACGATGACATGTGCAGTCATGCCGGGTCCTCAACGAGGGTCGGGTCAGCGTGCGGGTCCGTGGCGTGGAACCATCGCCGGTAATGCTCGGTCAGGGCGTCCTCGCCGCCGTCGGCCCAGATCCGCCCGTACTCCCGCCAGTGCGCCCCCGCATGCCGCGGCAGCCGCGCCAACGCCAACGCCGCCGCACCCTGCCGCGCCTTGCTGACGAACTGCTCAGGCGACCGGTACGGGTAGTGATGCACCACCAGTCCACGGGTCACGGTCACGTCGTGGCCGTAGTCCGCGGCATGGTTGCCCATCGCGATCACCAGGCTGTCAGCGGTACGGCATGCCACCTTCGGCAGCCGGTTAGGTTCGGTGCGCCGCCACCGGATCCGCGTCACCGGATCGGGGTCGTCGCTGTCGAGGTCGGTGGTCACATGGTCGTACAGGACCGCGGTGGTTACGTCGCCGGCGAGGTGGTCGGCGACCCTGCCGTCGGGGTGGGTCCAGATCTCGTCAGCGTCGAACGGCACCACCCACACCGCACCCGCAGCATGGGCCCGGTGAGCCAACGCGGTCATCTTCTCCGACTGCCGGTAGGCGGGGTCGGGGTCGGTGATGACCTCCGCGCCAGCCTCAGCGGCTAGGGCGGCGGTGTCGTCGGTGGACAGGTTGTCAGCGACCAGGACGTGATCGACCTGGGTCAGCATGTGCGCCACGGTCGTAGCGATGATGTCGGCCTCGTTGCGGGCCATACAGATACCCCACACGGGGCCGTCAGTAGCCACGACCGACCCGCTCATGGCCGACGTGCTCACACCACTCCCCCGACGCCCTGTCGCCCCAGTAGGCGGCTCGGGCTTCGGCGTGGCAGTCGAACACGTCCCGACTGAACATCCCCTCGCTGCGGGGTCCCGTGGGCCAGCGGTGGGCCTCCAGTACCCGGCGCGGCACCAGCGACGGGTTGGTGGTGTGGAACAGTCGATGTTCCAGCCACGCGTGTCCGTCGACGTCGCTGCGGTCGGTGTAGTCGTTGGGGCGGGACTCCACGATCCCGCCGGCGGCCTTCTCGACCGGGTTCCACGGCTGCCGCCGCAACGCCAACTGGGTCAGGTATTCGTGGGCCGCCAGAACATGCATCATCGCCGCCAGGTCCACCGGCCGCGTCAACACGAAGTCGTCCTCCGTTGACCACAAGTAGTCGTTGGTGTCGTTGGCCAGCCACCAGTCGTAAGCGTGCCGATACGCCCCACCGAACCCGCTACGGGCCTCAGTGGTGACCAGTTCCCACGTTGGGCCGGTGTGGTAGTCGAGGAGCTGGTGGTACTGCTGGTCACCGGTGTCGTCGTGGATAACCCAGCGAGTCACCGGCCCATGCAGGTGGGTCTGCAGGGACGGCAGCGACTGTCTCAGGCAGTCCAGGCGCCCGTCAGTCATGACGAGCACGGTGATCATGCGGTGGCCCTGATGTGGCGGTACAACGCGCCAGGGTCAGGCACGGTCTGGTTGCGGGATCCGGGCCGAACCGTCGCCAAGTAGATCGCGTCGGGGACGTGGGTCAGTGTCGCTCCGCGCCGCACGGCACGCAGGTAGACCGCCCAGTCTTCCCATCCATCCAGTTCGGGGAACCCGCCGATGGCTAGGAACAGGTCACGTCGGATCGCGGTCCCGATGCAGCACGGGTTCGTGCGTTCGATGTCCCGCTTCGCCAAGTCGGGCACCACCACCCGATCCGGGTAGATCAGGTGCAGCGCCGGGGCCCGCAGGTCACCGTCAGCGGCCAGGATCGCGTCGGTATAGCCCGGCGACAGGGAGTCATCGGCGTCGAGGAACACAAGCCACTCACTCGTCGCGGCCTGCGCGCCCGTGTTGCGGGCGGCAGCCAACGTTTCGCCGTGGACATGAACCGCGCCATGCTGCGCCGCCCTAGCCGCGCCTAGGTCACGCCACGAGTCGTCGCCGTAGGTGCCCACGATGACCGTCACATCCATAACGGCCTCCGCTTCTTCCACAGCGCATAGCCCTGCCCCATGCGCCGCAACGCCGCGTCATACATCGCGTCAGGCTCCGCCTTGCCCCACAACGGATGCAGATGCTCCACCACCGCGTCCGGTGCGTGACCGTACTGGCCACGCGCCTTGGCGGTGTCGATCAACTCGTTGTCGCAGAACTCATGCCAGTAGCCCTCATGCAGCAGACCGGGACCGTCGGCGGTGCCGTAACGGTCGGCGTAGTCACGGGTCACCAGCGTGTGCGTCGACAGTTTCCCCGTCGCCGTCCGCTGGTTGCCGAGGTCGTTGGTGCCGACCACACCGAAGCCCTGCGCAACCTTGGCCTCGCACGCTTCCAGCCATCCGGGGTGAAACCGGATATCGCAGGCACCCAAGAACAGCAACGGCTCACTGGATGCCCGGTAGCCGGCGTTCATCTTCACCGGATAGTCGCCCCGCGGCCGGGGCGGGAACAGTAGCCGGTCATCGGAACCGACCGCGTCAATCACGTCGGCGTCACCATCGGTGAGCAGCCACAGCAACCGAGCACGGTCAGTGGACGCCGCCAGCGAGTCACGCAGCGGCGCCACCGTGTGTGGCCGTCCCAGCATGGGAACCAGGACGACCACACACGCGGTCACGATGCGTCAGAGGGTGACGACGCAGTCGGCAGCAACGATTCCGGTCGAACGGGTGACGCGGGCGCCATATACGTGCAATCCCTTGACACCGTCGGCGAACTTCTTCTCCACCCGGTACGCCTCCACCGAGCGGACCTGCTCGGCGAGCGTGGTCGCGTAGGTGGAGCCAGCGAGGATCAGCTTGCTGGTGTTGTTCGTCGACAGAGACCCGTCGGGCAGGTTGTTCGACTTGTGCAGGGTCAGACCGGCGGCCTGACCGATCATGCCGTTACCGCGTGTCGCGGCACCCGCAGCGTCACCAGCGGCAACGAAGCGGGAGTCCTTCAACAGCAGGCCGTGGAAGCCGGGGGTCACAACCGCCCACCGGGACTCCTGCGGGATGTTGGCCTCATCGAGCAGCGCGGCCATCTTGACCAGCAGGTCATAGGCCTCGGATGCCGAGTCGATCGCGGCCTGGGTCAGCAGATGATCCGGGCTGGTGGTGGACACACCGGAACCCATGAGATCCAGGATGTAGGCGTCCATCGTGTTCGCCAGCCCGTAGGAGGCGCGGTTGATGGCTTCCGACAGGATCGCACCGCCGTTGACGGCCTGCGCCCGCTCCACGTCGTCGAGGTAGAAGTTGAACGACTGCTTCTGATCCAACGCGAGCGCGCGGGTGGCGTCGTCGATGTCCTCCGGGGTCATGTCTGACCCGGTGTAGGCGGTGATCGTGGGGTCGGTGATCGACGTGATCTTCACGCTGTCGCCGACGCTCGCGTCGCCTTCGTAGTCGCGGTTGCAGATGCCTGCGGCGACCGAGGTCACGGACAGGTTGGTGAGGATACGAGCCGACCAGATGTCGGGCACGAAGTTGGTAACGGCCATGAGACCGGCTCCTTAGGGGTTGGTGATTCTTACAGGCGTCCCGCCATGAGGTCGTCGAGTCGCCCAGATTCTTGGGCGGCGACGATCTCTTGCGGGGTCATGCGGGCCAGGTCGGCTCGCGTCAGTTGGGCGGTCCCTTGGCCCGGCTTCGCGCCTTGGGTGGGGTCCGGTGCCGGAGCGCGGGGTGCGGTCGCGGCGGCCGTCGCGGCCATCAGCTTCTGCGCTTTGGCGCGCAGCTGGTCCTCGTCGTCACCGACGAGGAACTCGTGCAGGTCAGCAGGTAGCCCGGATTCGGCGGCCACCCGCAGCCGCAGCGTTTCAGCCTTGGCCGTCGCGGCCTCGGTCTTGAACTGCTCCAACTGCTCGGTCAGTCGCTCGGTTTCGGACTTCTGCGCGTCCTCGTAGGCCTTGACCTTCGCGGCGAGATCGTTGGCGGCTTTCTCGGCTTGCCGGCGTGCTCGCCGTTCCGCTTCCAACGCCTTCTTGCCGCCGTCGCCCAGGTCGGGAGTATCGGTGGCCTCGGGTGTTGTGTCGGGGGTGTCCGTAGACGCGCGCGCGGTCTGCGGCTCCTCGACAGCGGGAGTGGTCGTGGTGGTGTCGGACATGGGTGGGTTCCTCCATCGCGGGGGATCAGCCCTACCGCCTCGCGCGGCAGGGAAACTCAGGCGGCTAGGTAGCCGGTGCGGGTCAAGATGTCGGTCGCCTCGTCGCGGGACTTCCCCGCCACGAGGCGGTCGATCGACCGCGGGACCGTCAGCCCGGAACGTGACCCTTTGCGGGTCGAGGCGTTGACGGTGTCCTGTAGGTCAGCGCCGCCGCGGATCGCGGCAGCCTCATCGGGGCCGAAGTAGTGGTCCTGCTCAGCCGGTTCCAGGGCGTCGAAGTAGTCACGCGGGTTGACGCGGACATCAGTCACCCCCGCCGCGTCAGCGGCGGGTACGTGTGTGCAGTCGCAGCCCGGATGCCGAGCGAACCCGGTGTTCCACTGGAACCACTTGCCCGCCAGGACCGCGCAGCGGCCACACGACGGCGGCGACAGGAACCGGACATACCCGGTCGCTTGCGGCTGGCCGACCATCGCGACCCGTTCAGCGTTGATCCCGGCCTGCGTGGTTTCGTTGGCCACGATCCGCGTCAGGGTCGCAGTCGCGGACGTGTTCGCGGTCGCATAGTCCGCGCCCGCGTCGAGCATCGTCCACGCCCGCCGCGATGCATACGACAGGACGTCGACCAGTGGCCGGTCATCCGCGGACGTGCCCGCGAACGCCCGCGGCACGATCTGCGCCGGTGCCCGGTCCCAGCCGTACTCATCAGCCAGATCCCGCAGGTAGGCGGCGGCTCGGATGGCTTGCGTCAGTTGACCGAATGCGACCAGTCCCGCGGCGCGCACCAGCTCGTCGCGGAACCCGCTGGGTCCGGTGGCACGCCAGATGGCTAGGACAGCGGCGACAACCTGGCGGGTTGTGGCCGATGAGCGGCGGTAGTGAGCAGCAACGATCTGCTCAAGG